CCCGAAGGAATGGTTTATAGAGTTGAACGAAAAGGAAAGGTAGATTTCCTCGCTAAATGGGTGAGAAGTGATTTTGAGCCAGGTAAATACATTATAGACAAACAAGAAAGCGAACTAATATGGAACGTATAGATATGCTCTACTTGCAGGGGGCTTTTTATTTTAATAATAATTGCAGGTAACATGAGTATATACGACATGTAACCACAAATCATGTCGTATATACGCCCATATACCATATATCACGACATGTAAATTAATAATTAAAAAAAAGTAATTCTTTATAACTGAAATCACATATTAAGTAACACTTAAAAACTGAAAATTATTATGGAATATCAAAAAGCTCTTAATATTGCCTTAAATGTGGTCGAATTATTAAAACCTCATTGTGAAAGAATTGAAATTGCTGGAAGTATTAGAAGGCAAAAACCAGAAGTTAAGGACATTGAAGTAGTTGTTATTCCAAAACCTTATGAAACAGGATTGTTTGAATCTGGAATAGCAACAGTTGTAAGCAGATGGGAGAAAGTGAAAGGTGAATTGCCTTGCAAATACACCCAAAGAATATTACCAGAAGGGATAAAACTCGATTTGTTTTTTGCTGAACGTGGAAACTGGGGATTAATTTACGCTATTAGAACTGGGAGTGCTGAATATTCTCATAAGGTTTTGGCTACTGAATGGGTAAGGCGTGGTTATAAATCTGAAGATGGCTACTTGACTTCTAACGGTAAACAAATAATGGTTTTAGAAGAACAGGATTTATTTAATAGAATTGGATTACCATTTAAAAATCCAACTGAAAGATTTTATGAATAATATTAAAAAAGATTAAAAAATAAATTTAATCAAGCGCAACAAAGTTCCATAATACAACCGCAAACCCATTATATATTAGCCTAACTTAAAATTGGTTAGTAGAAAATGGCAAACATCGTTCAAAGAGCACTAACGTCTCTAGTAACATCCCCAGGAAACCCCGGCGAGCGACGCTCTATGGGGTTTCCTTTTTTGCCATTTAACCCTCTCAAAGGTGAGTTTGGTGCGGTCATTAGCACAAATGCCGCCCTTACCCTACCCGCTTATTACAATGCCGTGGACCAAATTACAAACGACATTGCAAAACTACCTAAACACGTCTACAAAAAAAACGGGACTAATCGTGAAAAACTAAGTCAACACCCTATTTCTTACCTAATAAACCGCGAGCCAAACAAACTAATGACCGCCTTTATCTTTCATAAAATGATGGCCCAGGCGGCAATAAATCGTGGCAACGGTATCGCTATTATTAACCGGGGTCAAAATACAGCGATTATTCAATCCCTCGAGTTTGTCCATCCTGACGACATAAAAGATATCAAACTAGTTTCAAACGAGCTATACTATTTTATAAAAGAGAAAGTATATACCTCAGATGAAGTTATTCATATCACAGGCTATACAGACAATGGTCTTGTAGGCGTTTCCGTAATAAAATATGCGGCAAACGTGTTGGGGATATCACTCGCTGCACAAAAATTCTCACAAGAAACCTTTGAAAACCGCGGCGTTGGGTATGCAGTTATTGAAGCAGATGGCGACATTCCAAAAGAGAAAAAAGCCGAAATAGAAAATGCGGTCAATTCAAAACTTCAAGGCGATGGAAAAATAAAATCGGTGATGCTTGATGACGGGCATAAATACAAAGCAATACAAATAAATAACCAGGAAGCACAACTTGTAGAGCAGGGTAAGCTATCTATTGCAGATATCTGCCGGTTTTTAAATATTTCACTACACAAAGTAAAAATGCTTGATAACGCAAATTACAATGCGCTTAATATGTTAAATATTGAGCACGCCAGCGACAGCATACAGCCGTGGAGTATTAAATTTTCACAAGAATACGATAAAAAGCTTTTTACAGACAATGAAAAAATAGATCATTACATCAAGATGAATGACAATATCCTTTTGCGTGCAGATCTACAAACTAAAGGCGAGTGGTATTCTAAAGCAGTACAGGCGGGCATTTACACTCGCAATGAGATAAGAGCAATGGAAGAATTAAACGAAATCGATGGATTAAGCGAACCTCTCACGCCCGTAAATACACAAACCCAGGCACAAATTAAAAACAATCTGGAAAATGAATAAAGGAAAAGATTACATCAAAAATATTGAAGGAGCAGAGCGCCGCTATTTTATGCAGACTGTCACCGCAGAAGTGCGCACAGCAGGCGATGAAAAAACCGCTATAATTGAAGGCTATGGTGCCGTTTATAATTCCCGTGCAGATCTTGGGTGGTTTGAAGAAGAAATACTTCCGGGCGCATTTGACGAAGTGTTGAATGACGATGTGCGATGTCTTATTAACCACGACCCTAATTTAATACTAGCGCGATCAGTAAATGGTAAAGGAACTCTTTCACTTTCGCTAGATAGTAAAGGCCTAAAATACAGCTTTGAAACCCCTGATATATCTTATGCCCGTGACTTGCAAAAGTCTATCGAATTGGGAAATATAGATAAATCTTCTTTCAGCTTTCGCATAAAAGAAGATAAATGGATCAAACGGGATAATAAGCCAGAACTACGTCAAATTGTAAAATTCAAATCACTAATGGATGTGTCGCCGGTAACATACCCTGCATACATCGATAGTAGTGTAGCTAAAAGAAGTTTTGATGCTTTTAAAGATGACACTGAAGAAACAAACGACACCGTCACCGGTGCAAGTGAAGATAATTGTATTAGCGGGTATGAAGCTCGTTACAAGTTTAACCTTAATAAATGTAAGCAATGAAAAAGTCTGATGCTTTAAAACAAGAACGAGCTTCCAAAATCGAAGCCCAGGGCAACCTGATTACACAAACAGAAACCGAAAAGAGAGCCTTTTCAGAAACTGAAACCGCAGAGTTTAATAACCTCGATGAAGAAATTCGCGCACTCGATATCGAGATCGAGCAAGCCTTAAAAATAGAAGCTGCGCAAAAACGTGCGGCAGAACAAGCTGCGCCGAGTTCAGGAGTATCTGGCACAACAATCCAAGGACCACAAAAAAAAGAAGGTAATGAGGCTGCGGAAAAACGTAAAATATTAGCCAGGGCTTCTATTTCACGTGCAATTTCTAGGGTGAGTTCAGGACTTTCACTGGAAGGTGCTGAAAAAGAAATGAGCGAAATCGCAGTGGAAGAATCCCGCTTGGCAGGAGTGCCGATAAATGAGAAGGCATTACTGCATATACCTATGTCTATGCTTAGAGCAACTGCACATACAGTTACTGAAGACAGTGGAAATTTTGGTGGGCAGTTAGTTCATAACGATGCTCCAAAAGTGTTTATGCCTTTTGCTCCTAAAACTTTTCTTGAAAAACTGGGTGCAACACGATGGACAAGTCTTAAAGGCAACGTCCCTTTAGTGACAGGAAATAATTATGATTTCCAGTGGCTCGCAGAAACGGCCGCTATTACGGTACAAAAACAACAATTTGATGGTGGATCACTTTCGCCTAAAAGATTAGGAGCAGCTGTAGAAATTTCAAACCAATTGCTGATACAGTCATCTGTAGATGTTGAAGCTACCGTGCGAGGTCTTCTCTTTGCAGGATATGACCGCGCTATAAATGCTGCTGCTATAAATGGTGCCGGCGGTTTAGAGCCAACCGGTTTATTAAACACAGTAGGAATTCAAGAATCTACTACTGTTGTAGCAACACCGGCTACCCGCGCAATGATTATCGAGTTGCAGTCTCTTATTGAAATTGCAAATGCAACTGAGGATTCTCTGGGCTATTTAATGTCGCCAGGGCTAAAAGCTTCGCTTCAAAATACAAAAGTAGACGCAGGCAGTGGTCTGTTTTTATTAGATGCAGGTCCTTTATTAGGATATAAAGTAGTCACGTCAACTTTAGTGCCTGAATTAGCCAGTAATCAAGTAATGATATTTGGTGACTGGAGCAAACTGTATATTGGTGAATGGGGATCAATGAGTGTTCTTTCAGATCCTTATTCAGCATCTTTAAGCAACTCAGTAAGGCTTGTAGTAAATGCACACGCAGATGTCGCTATTGCACAGCCTGAAGCATTTGCTGTAAATAAATTTCTAGAAATTTAATAATAATAATGCTTTTTTCATAAATGTAAACCGCCTGTTATGATCGCTCAGGCAGGCGGTTTTTTTAAAAATAGTGAGGTAGAGCAGTTGGTAGCTCGCCGGGTTCATATCCCGGAGGTCGTGGGTTCAAATCCCGCCCTCGCTTCTAAATGTATTCACAATGGCAACAAATAAAAATAATTCGAGAAAAAAAGGCAGTGCAGAACAAGCCACAGCACCACAACAAGGTAAGGAAACCGCAGAAAAAGCCCCTTTTAAAGAAGAGCGCAAAGGAATGAAGCGCATTACCATCACAGCTCCCGTTGCCGGCAAATACTTATTGCCCTGGAATGTGGGTCAAACCGTTTTTATTGAAATCAAACAAGCAAATGAAATGATCGCTAATGGCGATGCAAAAGAAGTAAAATAAATGGAATACGCCATCACATACAAACCACGCACAGCAGGTCAAGAGATTATTACTTTGACTGAAGCTAAAGCTAATGCGCGCATCGATTATAATGACGAAGACGCATTACTGCAAGTGTATATTGATGCCGTGACAGATGAAATTGAGAAAATAATATCTGCTATTGTCCTGGAGCGAAATATAGTTGTTTCCTTCCAGCATTTTAAAAACCGCATTAATTTACTGGTAGCGCCGGTGCAAGAAGTGGTAAGTGTGAAATATATAGATGCATCTGGCGCAGAACAAACTGTGCCTGCTGCAAAATACATTTTTATGAGCGGTTACAGTTACAGGGGCAACGATTATTTAAGTTTTAAAAACTTTGATTTTCCTAATCTGGAAGAAGACAATCCTTTCCCTGTAAAAATTGAAGTCAAATGTGGCTATTTAACTGACGATGTACCTAAAGATATAAAACGCGCTGCGCTACTAATGTTTGGTGCAGCAGAAACATACCGGGAAGATATGCCTATTAAGTTTAACACTAGCGCATACAGCATTTTGAAAAATTACAAACGATACTAATGGCAAACGCTACCATACATCCCGGCCAATTGAAAACACAGGTAGAACTGTTTAAGTACAGTACTGTGAAAAACGCCACCGGCGAGGCAGTAAAAACCGCCGTTAGTCTTGGTAAAAAGTTTGTAATGAGAAAAGACGCTGCCGGCGGTGAAGATGAAGAAGGTAAGCTTGTGTCTCTTAGCGTTGCAAAATATATAATGAGATATGATAGAGATATTCTTGCAAAAGGCACAGAGTATTTTGTGCGGGACCAGGATGGGGATTATGAAATAAATAGTGTCATCCTAATAGGACCACTTCGCAATAAGTTCATTGAATTAAAATGCAGTAAACGTGGCAACTAGTGATTTGATTTTTGACATAGAAGGTTTTGAAGAGCTTAATAAAAAGCTAAAGCAACTGCCTGACCGTGTAAAACGGCTTGAAGTGCTAAAAATTTTCAGAAAGCTTTCAAAGCCTGTCCAAGAGGCATATCGTCAAAATTTGCCAAA